CGACCATATAAAAAAAATGCACCAGCTTGATCGCCAAGATAGTGTTGATACATGCGCGCCTTACCCTTGAAGCCAATTGACGTTGAGATGCCAACGGTGAGAGGCATTTTCATTTCATCTGAAACATGCTTCGCGAATTCTATAAGCTTACCAAAACGTGATTTTACGCCACCGTATAAGCCTAATGTTCTGCCAAACTTGCGAAACTCTGGACGCACATAAACAATTCTCTCCTCAAGAAACTGCTCGTCGGAATACCAGAGGTTAGTAATTTTAAGGACAATGCCGCCCTCAATTCTCTCGCCAGGTTTGCCGATCACACCAATGATGCCACCGTCGCGATGCAACGCAGGCCAAATGTCCATAAGCAACTTCTCTGGATTTGCTTTCGCAATTCCAATTTCATTGTTCGCAGCAATGCCCATGTCCATAAGCTGATGAACGTCTTCTGGCGTTGCTATGCGAACCTTAAATTCTTCCGTCATCGTCACCTCTTTCAGTCTCGCCGAGGGCCTGGTAGCGCCTTCAGAGTTTTGATTGTCTTGTCTCGATACTTAATGATGAAATCATCAAGAACCTTGTGTCCCTCATCCAAGTCGCCGCCACCTATTCGGTTCTGTATAGTCTCTGGAGACAATGCGTATTCGCCGCCAGCAACAACGACTTCGGTTTGTGGTTCGCCCTCCTTGTATTTTTGGCGCCCAAAATATCTGTTCAAAGCATCAAAGCCCGCGATGGTGTTTCCCTCGCCTAATGCAGAAACAATGTCCGCCGTAAGCACATACGCCCCCGCCGGGACATTAATCGGCAAGTGATCCGTTCTTCCACAGACATTGCTCGGTATGGGTCCAACCCAAACTTTTGCGGCGTTGCCCATGTTAATTCCCCGAATATGTAACGGTCACGGCCTGCCCCTTGCCGGGAATAACCGTGATGCCTGACGTAACAGCGAAACTCACAATCGTGACGCCCTCTTGCTTTGGAAGAGCCATCAACCGCGTTGTGTCATCCAACTTGTCGGTGGAGGCCGCGTCGTGAATGAAGCCAATCTCATCGCCGGAGACAACAATTGAAACACTGCACAATGTGCCCGCGCCCGTATAAACAACACCGGGCGCCACAAGACAGGATGATGTATTCGAGCCATGCTGCTTGCGCGTTAAATCGCCCCACGTCTGATTAAGACCGTTGGTGGCAACAACACCGTTCTTCTGCGCAGTGAGCATGTCATCTGAAGTAGCGATAGCGGCCTCCTGTGCGCCTAAAACTTTCCATCTTGTGAGTAACGATAACGGCAGGCGCCGATACGCCAGAACGAGCCCTTGTCGTTGCTCTCAACCTTGATCGAAACAAGACGCCCACGAAATCGCGGCGTGATAAACTCGACGCGCTTGTTCATGGGATAAGGACCGTATGCCTTTGGTTTGTCGCCGGGGTAATCAGTGACGTAAAACGTCAATTGCAACTGCGCGTCTTGAGCGTTTTCGTAATAGCCCCACCGGAAATCAGGCCACACCTGATCGACAAACATCTTAAACTCGCCCTCGCCCATTTGAGCGTAGCCAGTTTGGAAGGACGCGTTAATCGCCTGCCCGTCTGCGTCTTGTGATGTCTCATGCTGGTAGATGAATTTATCAGCGCCAGCGCCAATTGGCGGGCCAAAGACTGACTGATTAATCCACGCCGTTCGTCCCAGCTTGCCGTAGTCCCAACAGTTTAGCTGCGTGTTAAACTTGGCGTAGCTGTCAACCTCGCCCTTGCCGCCACTCTTTGACGGGTAAAACCACTGCACTTCGCCGAAATTGCTGTTCGCCGCAAAGCGTATCTTGGACACATTGTCCGTATCCAAGTCTTGGAATATCGTGTCCCAAATTGGACAAGGGATCGTCGTGACGCCCTCGCCCGCCAGCATGAAAAATTGAGACGCGCCCATCCAGTAGATGACGCCGCTCAATGAGCCAGCCGCCTTTCTGGAAATCAATCCGCAGCCAACACCAATCTCGTTAAACGAGTAGACGTAAGGCAGGCCGGTGTATTGCATCGCCCACAGGCCGAGGTCCGTCCAAATCAATCCTTGTTGTGGCCCCTGTAGACCGCCAACAATCTTTGAGCCCTTCGCTATGCGATAAGAGCCCGCTTGGTTTGTTACTGTTCCAGCCCAGACATCGTAATTGCTAACGTCACACCAGCGAACAAGCAGCGGGTCTTGTATGCCGTTGAACGTAGAGCCCCATGTAATAATCTGACGTTGTGGCATGGCGACAAAGCAGCCGTCATTTGCAGCCGGCGCATTCGCAACAATCTCAGCCTTCAGTGTTCCTGATGTTGGCGACCACTTGTAAATCGGCCCGCCAACTGGACACGCAACAAGGTCTTCACCCCAATTGTCCAGCGTCCAATCACTCGCCGCAACAGGAACGGAGCCGTCAGACGTTGTGTTTGGACCACCAACGCCGTAGCCACCGACGCCGTAACCACCAACACCATAGCCCGTCGTCACGCTCACATGCTGCGGCTGCGTGTAATACTTGTAGTAGGGACGATTGTTGTTGAGGATCGCTTGTGACGTGAAGAAATTGCCCGGCGTTGCAATGTCGCCCGTTGCCGTCGATGAGAGAACAATCCTGTTCGATCGACCACCCGCAACAGTCCACTGGCCGTTGTAGCCACTTGGCGAAAAGCCATCCAGCGTCAGCGTGTCCCCAACATTAACGATGTAATCGCCAAAATAGCACAGCGTCACTGTGGTGCCGTCGCCGCCATCAACCTTGAAGAACGTGCCGAGGCTCGACATGCTATTCCAATCCAAATTGGATGAGAATGTCACCGTCGTGGCGTCGGCGGATGAGACTGTGTAGACGCCGTCTCTCTGAGGCAGCGAGCCAACAACGCGTATCTTGTCGCCTGCTTGCAAGCCATTAGCCGCCTGCATTTTCAGCCTGACGTTAAATCCGTCACTTGATGCAGACACAGGGACGCCCACAAGAGGCGCGTCACTCAGCGTGAATGACTTGTTGGATGAAATGTTAAACTGATCCTTGTTCGACGGATCAGTGATCGAGACGATGTAATTGCCGTAGAGACGTATGCCGCCGACATCCACCGGAATGAGGATCGTGAACGTGTCGCCGTCGCTGTAGCCGTGCTTCGGGAACGTCACCAAGACGCTTGAGGAATTGCGCTGGAAGTTAAACGTCGGGACAGCGCCGCCGTCTGTATCGTCAGTCTTCGCAGGAGTTGGCGCACCAAGTAGGTTCTTCGCCGTGATCGAAAATTGATCGCCTGTGTAAGAGTCGACAACGTAGCTGCCGAAAAGCACAATGCCGCCAACGCTAATTTGCGTCTCAATGAACACCACGTCGCCGGGGATCAGGTTGGCGTTAGGATCAGTGACCTTCACATGCGGTGAGCCGGCAATCGTCGTGCAGTAAACGTAGTCGGGCTGACTGATGCGATAACGCGGCGTGATGATAATCTGGTCGTTGCCTTGCAGGACGTAAAGCGAGTCGCCGGTGTATATCCTGCCGAATTGCGTTACCCGGCCAAACTCACCGCATCTAAACGCAACCTCACCCGGCTTGGATTGCAGAACCTCGTAAACGCCGTTGTAGCCTTGCGGGATGAAGCCATCGACAACAATCGGTGATGACACAGGATAGACCGTGTCACCGACATACTGGAATATCGCCTCCGCGCCATTGCCGCCACCGGAGATGGTTTGCTGCGAGACAGTCTCACCACCAACGCCAAGCCACTTGTCAGCGTTCGTGTCTTCCCACGCCCACAAGGCGCGAGCCAATGTGCTTATCTGTGAGGCGAAAAACTTTTGCCAGCCGCCAAGTTTCTGAACGAGGCCGAGCCCCTCACGATCAGGCGTGAAACGAACGAGATTAGAGTCAGACAGCGCCACTTCGTTCAGCGCCATTGTGCGTGTCTTATTGACGCCCGGCTGAAACTTTAGCGTTGCGTGGGCCATACGTTACCCTCGCGTCGGAGAAGCAAGCGGCGACGGCGTTTTGGATGACCAAGCCGATGCCTGGAATTTCTTTCTAAATTCTTCCCCGGCGGCGCCCTTCATTGCCGTCATGTAAATCGTTTCCCACGACACAGGCATCTGAGGATCGTTCGCAGCCGTCGCGCCAAAATTGCGCTGATAGCCACTGACGTAAATCATAGTTGCGGCAGAGAGTAAGTCAGGCAAGTGAATACTAATGAACGTCGTTAGGTTCGTTTGCGACATACTGTCAGGCCTAATTGTGCCGATTATTTCTAAAGGATAGGCGGCGTCTGGAAATGGGCCAACAATAAACGTCAGATTGCCTTGGCTATTGCCTACAGGAGCAAAATACTTTGGCACACCAACATTGGCTGGGTTGGAGCATGTCGCGTCAATAAACTCACGCGTTACTGGTAACAAAGGATTGCGCGTGCCGCTGTCAATGCTCGTAGCGTTTTGCGGCGTAATGACGTTGATTTGCTCTGGGACAACAAAAATGTCCGAAGGAATTGTTATGTTACGACTGTTGGCAGTAAGCTTAAATGATGCGTTGGCAACGGATGAAAATAAAAAGTCGAGCTCACGACAAATCCGATTCTCCGCATAAGTAATTGCTTGCGGGAGTATCGTTACGAAGTTCGGATCCGTTTGATCAACAACCGCCATTGTAGCGATTTGGGCAATGAAGCTGCTCGTTCCAGGAACAGAGCCGTCGTAGGAATAGCCCGTCGTCATAAATTAACGTAGTTGATACGCGACACAGATCACATGAATAGGCTAACCTTTTACAATATTTGAGTTATTTGTGTCCACCAAGGGAGTAGCTATTTCCCATCCCTTTTATTGGGTGTTGGTGCTGGCTTCGTTATGACTTGCGGGAATTCTAATTGAGGATACAGATCAGGCGCTGGACCCTTGTCTTTGCACTTCAACGCCATCTCAATCAGGCGATCATACAGATCAGCGCGCTGCGCATCTCGTGCAGCTATGTATGCGTAGATTCTCGCGTCGTTATACATCGCATAATAACCCAAGCCGCCCAAAATGATTAGAAGCAAGAGGACCATAGCGATTAATGTTGGGTTCACCTTGTAGGCGTCAAACACACGGTTAGCGACAGTCGTTACCGTCCCGCTGTCCCGATAGATAGTTTCTTGGGTGTATCTAGGCTCACGTCTGGGAGGCTGCGGCTTATCCATTAGCCCGTCCGAGCAAATTCGCCATAAATCCTTTCGGCGGCTTCCTTGCTGGCAGCGTGTGCTTCTTCGGGCGTTGCATAATATCCAATGTGCTTATCGTTTACCACTACCCTATAGCGTCCTGTGGACTTGGTAAAAAATACGCACTTAAAACCTGTCGTATTGTTCTTTTGCTTGCCTTTATTCGCCAAGTTTTGCGAGCGTGACGCCAATCGTAAATTGGAGAATCTGTTATCACTTTTGTCGTTGTTAATGTGATCAATGTCTTCAACAGGCCAATCGCCCGTCATGTAAAGCCACACAAGCCTATGGGCATAATACTTTTTGTAATCTAGGCACATTTTCACATACCCTCGCTGCTTATCTTTGCAGCCAACCACCGATCCTGCGGCAGAACCTTTCACACCCTTTATGCGGGTGAACACTCCCGTGTCAGGGTTGTAATTCAATAACTCTTTAAGTCGTTCTTGTGTAATGTCGTCAGCCATATCTTAAATCCAACTGGTCGCCTTCCTCATTATACGCTATTTCCTCTGGATTTTCATCGTTATACTCTTCATATGGCTCGTCATTTGGATCAGGTTCAACAGGTTCGTCAGGGAAAACTAAAGCAATGATTGCCTCTTTGACTTCGTCGTCCTCGCGTAAGGCTTTGAGGAGCCACTCGCGGAAATGGTCGTCACTAATTACCAATTCATTCGGAACAGGTGCAGGCGCTGGTGCGGGAGCCTCTTGTGTTGCCTTTAGTAAAGCCGTCCTAAAACTCTCAGCGTATCCGGCGATCAATTGCGCCTTATCAATGCCGTTGATGATACGGCGCGCATTAACGTAATCCCTGCGACCTTTGCCGATGTAGTCTGACAGTCGCTTGCCCGTGAAGGCGCCAGTGACCATGCCCTCAAACGCCGCCCGTAACGCTATCGGCCAAGACAGGCCATCCTCGACCGACTTAATGTCCCAACGCTTCCAATTCACCGCCCAGGTGACTTGTATCAATCCAACGCCGACGTAGGGATAATACTTCTTGCTGCGCAAATATCTATCGCCACCACCCTCCTTAACTGGTGTCATTTTTCTACCAGTTTCGTGAAAGATGGTCGCCAGAACATACGCCATTTCATCCGCTGGCATACGCGGCCATCTGGTCTGCCAGTAGTCGATTGTCTTCTCCATGCCATCGACTTGCCCGACAGTTAAGGAGCCGCCAAAGACAGGCTGTCGAACAGCGCGAAAGAAGATGTCTCGATTAATCATGCGAACCTCTTCAAGAGATGCGCGATCGGCGTGCCGGAGTCATGCACAAAGTCAGACGTAATTTGCGGGACAATCTTATCCCAGAACGTCTCCCATAAGTGAACGACATACGACCCATCCGCCATCTCTAACGTCTTGCGAACATCCTCCGGCTCACTCGCCTTCAGATAACTGTCGTCGTAGTAGTGATAGGGAAGGAAATACTTGTTATCCAACAGCGTCACCTTGTCTGGATATTCGCTGCACAGTTTAGCAGGCAGGCGCGCACA